TACATCTGTTGTTAGGTTGTGCCGCATAGTTGCCGTTGTCTAACGCAATTATGTGTGCGCACTTATGTTCGTGCGGAATTTCTGAATGATCAGAATTTAATATATTAGCATCTGGATGTCCCCAGTCAACTGTAAATAAATATTTACCAGTGTACCATTTCTTATCTTTACCTATGTATTTGCCGGATGCAGCGCCTAAAATATCCCAACTAGTAACAGCAGGGTAATAAGAAAAACTATTCCACAGTTCCAATTCATCAAGTCTTTGGGTCGGAACAGACTTGGGGTCATAACCACGTTGAATAAAAGCCGATATGGGTAAACGATAAAAGATAGCACCGTTTTCCATGATGGCATGGAAGAGAATAGCCCTTCCTGTAAGTGATGTAATGCCAAAGATAAGACATTCTTCAACTTCGCCTTTATGTTTTTTAAGGTCATATAAATACTCCTTTTTTATTTGCGCGTATTGTACAGGAATATTAGCATTTAAGTAAGACATAATTTATCATTTTATTTTACCCCAATTAGGACCTGATTCATAGTCAACTTTATTAGGAACTTGTAAATTAACAGCATCCTCCATAATCGCAACAATTTTATCTGCGTGTTTTTGGTCTTTAACAGATATGTCTAACTCATCATGTACTTGTATATGGGGTATAATACCTTCGTTATATAAATTAATCATAGCTTTCTTTGTCATGTCAGCAGCTGATCCTTGTATCAATTTATTTAATGCTTTGTATGTAAATGCTCGCTTGATCCCTGGTCCGTGTTCCAGGAGTGCTGCATCATGTGGCAATGATTTATGTATACCAAATTGATTGGGTTCCCATAAATGGAACCTACACAAACGACCAAGTAAAGTTCTAATTTTACCAGAGTTTTGTGCACGTTGCATAACATTATCCATCAGTTGTTTTACAAACGGAACTTTGTTGTGGTATTGTCTAAACAAATCGTTTGCTTTGTCTTTAGATATACCCAGTTCTGCTTGTAACTTGTTTTTACCCATACCATAGAATAAACCAAGGTTTATAGTTTTAGCCTGTGATCTTGGTATCTCTGCCATATCAGCAACAATTGTATGAAAGTCTGCATCGCCTTCTCTATAAGCTTCTAATACATCTTCAACACCATACAAATTTTGTAAAGCTGCATAATGCACTACAAGTCTTGGTTCTTGTTGAGAATAGTCAAAACAACCCCATGTATGGCCTTCCTCAGGTATAAATAAAGCCCTGATCCGTGGTCCAAGATCTTTGTTTCTTGCAGGTATTTGTTGTAAATTAGGGTTAGAGTATGAAAATCTACCGGTCACAGTTCCGCCATTATCTGAACGCAATTGGTTTATATCGGCATGTATTCTACCCTTGTGTGAATGTTTGAGTATGGTATCAATAAACGTAGTATGAGCCTTATTAATCTCTCTAGCTTGAGCAATTTGTTTTACCAATGGGTGAGGATGATTTTGAAGAAAATTTTTAGTAAAGGAAGGTGCCTGTGTTTTTTCAGTCCTATCGTAGTCTAGTTTTAATTTATCAAAAACTTGTGCAATGCTTCTTGCAGCCCATATTTGAGTGTCTATTCCTGTTTCTTTTTTTATTTCTTGGATTAACTTACCTTCTTGTAATGCTAAGTCTTGCTTCATTGTATGAGCTGCTTGAACGTCCACTTTCACACCAAGAAATTTCATGTCTATCAGACAAGGAAACAATTCAGTCTCCATATCAAAAATAGAATTTATATCCTGGTGATCAATTTCTTTTTTTAGTTCTTGCCACAGTGCTAATGTTATTTCTGCATCAGCTTCTGCATATGCACCTACATAAATGGCAGGTAGTTTATACATTTCTGCTTTCGCGTCAATACCCCAATCTTTTGCTGCAGTATATAAATCACTTTCATTCTTACCTTTACCAGTGTATCTTTTAGCACAACTGTTTAAGTCATAACGCATTTGATTTTCATCAACTAAGGCCGATGCAATCATCGTGTCAATTATTTTACCGTTAATATTTAAACTGAGCGCTCTAATCCAACACACGTCATACATGGCGTTGTGAAATATTTTATCTGCAGGTGTATCCAACACACCTTGAAACCATTTTAAAACTTTTGCTCTGTCCATGTTACCACCACCTTCGTGGGCTATAGGATAATAACCAGACCAACCTTGTACGGCTATGGCAATACCAACTACATCACCTCTACCGACTATAGAACCTGATCCCATTTTTATAAGATCTGGATCTTTAGTTTCTAAGTCAATAGAAATTTCTGTATACTTAGATAAATCTGGAAAATTTTCTGGTGGTAACCATTCAGTCTGTGGTTTAAATAAAGGTATTTGCATTATTTTTTCTTTTCCTGACTTAGTTTTAACATTTCTAATTGACAGTAGTGTACAATCTTTTTAAGATCTTCAGCTCCGCCTTTTCTTTGATAACGACAAACGTATTTTATAACATTGCCTTGAAAAAACGAGAGATCGTTTTTAGAAATAAACTCGTAAGGTTGTATGGGAAACTTTGTATAGTGGTTCCCGCCTACTTGGGTGTACTGAGGAAATGCTTCCTCAAATATATCTTTGTGTGTCATAGTATATAGCCTTTCTCATATTTTTTTGGTTCTATTATGTGTAAATTTTCTTTTGTTCTTGTTGCTCCTACATAAAATAATCTATTTTCGTCATCAGGATTTTTCTCATAACTTCTCATAGTGTTTTGTGTAAGATCTGTTAGTAATACAACGTTAGTTGCTTCTCCACCTTTCGCTGCGTGTATAGTAGATAGTTCAATTCTAGGTTTTTCATTTAATTTTTCACCATTCTTTCTCATCTTCCTAAGATAGTCTACTCTAGTTTGTCCTGCATTGTCAAATGCTTCATACCAAACTGTTTTAACTTGTAAACCATAGTCACTAACTAATTGATCTATGTCATAGAAAGATCCTTTAGCCATACCTTTTATTTTTTTTGCATGCCAATGTTTAGGTCCCATAAATTTAGAAATATTTTCTACCTGTTTGTAAGATAGAGGTTGACCTTTAAGTCCGTTTTCCCACGCTGTAGCTGCCTCGTGTAAATCTTGTTCGTTACTTCTTTTGTATCTATTTTTATAGTATAATCCTTTTCTGTATAATGATTCTTCTATGTCATTTAACATATGTCTAGTTCTACTTAATACCAACCAATCACCTTGTGACATGTCAATACTTTCAACATCAAAATGTCTTTGTAATGTGCCTTCATTAATTTTAGGTTCCCATGATTTATTTATTCTATTTGTAATTTTATTTATAATACCCATAGCTAAACTGTGCACTTTTGCAGGTATTCTATATGATTGTGTTAATGGTAAATATTGTCCTTGTAAATTTATAAAAGAATCTACATCTGCACCAGCCCATCTAAAAATAGCTTGGTCATCATCACCAGCAATAAAAGCATCCCCTGTTTTTTTCCATATAGTTTTTGCCATATCCCACTGCATCAAAGATAAATCTTGTGCTTCATCAATAAATACTACATCAAATTTTGGTGATAAATCTGATTTGTTAAAATTTAAAATCATGTCATTAAAATCTATTAGGTTGTATTCTTTTTTATATCTTATTAATTCATTAGCTATAATTCTAAGTTGATCTCTTTCCAGGTCTTGTGTGTGTTCTGCTAAATCAAATTGTTGTTCTGGTGTTATATTTCTAAGTTGTGCTAATTGTATTATTCTTAAATATTCACTGTCTGATGTAAAAATACCACCTTGGTCTTCTTGATAATCTGCATACGTTACAGGGAAACCTAGTTTATTACCTAAATCTTTGTAATGTCTTGGTTGCATAACTTGATCTTTTTTTAAACCTAGTTTTCTAAATGCTAGTGAGTGTAGTGTTCTAAAATATGGTAAGTCATCTTCTGTTAAATTAAATTGTTTCATTGCACGATCCCTTGCTTCGTGCGCAGCTTTTTGTGTAAATGCAAAATAACCTATCTTGTCAGGATCTGTATTTTTAAGATAGTTGTTAACTTTTTTTAACAAAGTTGTAGTCTTACCTGTACCTGGTGGTCCTAATACTATTGTTCTCATTCGTTGTACCACCTTTCTGCATCTTTTATATGTTCTTCTAATGTATCATGTACAAATCTACTATTACAATTTACACATGCCCACTTTACAAATTTACCTGTCGCGTGATTATGGTGTAATACAATTTTAGTATTGCCCTTACCACAATGCTCACAATTTTCTAGTTTTGGTGGTGTAGAAGGATCTTTTTCTAAAGCATGTCTTATACCACGTAATTTATTTTCACAGTTTTTACATTTATTTTTTAATCTTTTATACATTTCTTGAGTTTTAAATTTTACTTTAGCACTAGCTATGTGAAAATTTTTTTGATTAAATACTAAATTACACCCATCACAAACTTTCGTATCATCTTCAGACCCTAAAACTTTATGCTCTATACCTTTGTATATTCGTATAAAATATTTCATTAAAATATATCTTTCGGTTTTAATTCTTTTTGATTGTACTCATCAGTTTTTTTATCAAATTGATGTACAACAAATACAGATATTCTTTCTCTACCTATTCGTTTGTCATCACAGTTACATGTTTCTTTTAACATTTGTGCTGTACGTGAGTATGGTACATCCCAACGTTTTCTAATTAAAAATTGATTGTAAAACCTGTCAAAAACAAAATGGTGTTGTCCTTCACTAGTCCATACACCACCTTTTTTAAGATCGTTTTTATCTGTAGATACTTGTCTGTTTAAACAATATTCTTCTAAATGATTTTGTAATTGATCTTGTGTAGTTACACCTTCAGGTGGATCTATTGGTTCGTGATTCTTCATTAGTGGATTTATTATCATGTCCCAGTCTTTAGGTTTTACTGTAGGTGGTTTAAAATCTAACTGCTCCATACATGCTTCCTGAAACAAACTCTGTTGTTTTAAAAATTTTACATTCTCTAAATGTAATCTTTCACCATCAACGTTAAGATAATAATATGGTTTTTCTAATTTAATTTTTTGTAAGTCAGTTAGTGCAGGAAATACTATCTCTTCACCAATACCAAATTTTCTTTCTCTACATAATTTTTTATCACAAAGGTTACACATAGGTGTATCATTACACTTGTAACCCCATTCTTTTTTATCATGTTGTCTTTTAATTATTTCTACTTCAGACTCACTTAATGGTACCGTTGATGCTGTTGCATTAAACAAAGTCATCTTACTTTTCCATTCTGCTGGCCATTTCTTTTTAGCGTACACACCAAAATGAAACATAGAATTGTTACGACCACCTTCCGGTATTTTATTCATGGCCATAAGTTCTATACACGGTGGTGCATCAGAGTATTCTGACTGTGGTCTTTCTATTTTTATTTTTGTAATGTCAGTTTGTTTTATCTCACTGTATATAGTGTAAAATTCTTCTAACGTTGCAGCTGTACCATCTTGTTTAAATGCGTAACGCGTTGTGTCCTCACCACCAAAGTATGGTAGGTTTAAAAAGTTACCTGTGTCATCTGATGATTTTAATTGTATTTGTTTTGGAAAAACTTCTGATCCACCGTATCCTAGTAATGTTTTTATTTCCGTTAACTTGTCTCTCATTCTTTCTGCTGATACCGAGTCTGCGGAGAAGAGAAAGACGTGTGCCCCTCCACTCTTTGACCTACACACAGCCAAAGGCAGTTTAAATTGTTTTATCTTATCTATTAATTTTTTGTGATCAAACCCTGCGTAAGAATCTATGTCTACACATCCCCATACACATTGGTTATCTTCGTTAATTGGTATAATACCTAAACTTTGTGTACCATTTAAATGCATGGTCCACAGTTCCGTGGTCACTGGTTGACGTACAACAAATGATTGACCTTTTAATTTGACACCATTCTCAACAGGTGCACTTACTTTAGTACAGCCATGAGCACGCTCCAATCCCTTAAATATTTTTTCAAACATAATTTTTAATGGGCGTTTCCACTCTCGCTTCCACGCCCACTCCTAGGATTTTATTTAGTATGGTGAATCTGTTTTTGATTCGTCTGATCCGTGTTTAACTTGCACATCACCTTTGCCAACTTGTTCAGCAAAAGATTTTGCAATTCCATAAACACCTTGATCTTCAACCGGACCAACTTTAGATACTTCCCAACCAAACCATGTTCCTTTGTCATTTGACATTTGAACAGTTTTTAGATTGTAAATATGGCTATAT